TCTCCCGACACATACGACTCATCTGATAGAAGAGCATGTAGAGGAGTCTGTCTTCTGGAGGAGCGTCTTTATTGGATGAGTAGTCCCATTCCACAACACCTCTATCAAGGATGAGTCGGTGTTGGTTCATGACAGGTTCTAGGGCATCAATGATACGGTCTTCTTTACGGACGTTAGCCCGTACTTCTTCTACGTCTATGGCTTGTTTAGTTTGTTGTAGGTGTTTCTTAAAGAGTTCACCGACGATACCATCACCGAAGTTAGTCTCGATGAGGAGCTTGGTAACGTTGTACTTCTTACAGCCTCTAAGGATATCTAGGAGTGTGTCATCTCCATAGCCGTCTTTGTAGGCTCGTACTTCATGGACATAGAGGAAGCCGTTACGTTGGGAGATATAGACAGCTGCTGTTTCATCTGTACCACGACCTGAGGGGTCTACTGAGCAGATGGTCTCTGTGTAGGGTCCCCATTCACCTTGTAGCTGCATGGGACTGTAGAAGTAGTCCCCAGGTAGACCAACTGTTGGTAGGTCTTTAAGTACGTTCCGTGGGTCACTACACCAGACAACAGCATCAGGAGCTGAGGTAGGATTAACAGAGGTGATAACAAGATCAGAGAACTTAAGAGGGAACTTCTCAGCGTCACTCAAGCTTGTATCAAGCATGAACTGAAGCATGAAGTTAGAGCGACCCATAGCTGCCTCCCGTTCTAGGAGGTCATCACCGCTAAAGCGATCAGGGTCTGTTACATCCCAAGCTTCAGAGCCATTATCAATGTCCTCTTGGAGCTGTGGGGCTATGAGGCCTTCATAGTTACTAAGGGAACGTGGGTAACGTGCTGGCCATACGAATGGACGGTAGTTACGCTCAGCTAACTTGCGGTAGATAGTGAAGGTAGTCTGTGGTGTACCGAGGTACATGATACGGCTATCCTTCTTAGGTGTCAGGATAGATTCAGCTTCTGTACACAGTTGTAGGAGCTTCTCACGCATCATCTCAGTCATTGAGTTACCAGGAACTTCAATGTCATCAAGAATCATGAGGTCTGCACGACTACCAGTTAGCTGACCTGTAATACCCACCGACTTAACGGAGGGTGCTTGGTGAGGGGAACAATTAACGTCAAATGAGATCCTAGACCAGCGTGCTGCATCACTCTTAGGTTGAAGGTGAGATAACCAGGGAGTTTCAACGATGAGCTTCTGTAGGAAGATAGACATGTTATCTGCTCTCTCTTTAGAGGCTGATATAACCATGACTTTCTTCTCAGGGTCTTTGAATAGGGTCCACAGGATGAAGGCACCAGTAATCCAGCTCTTACCGACTCCTCGGAAGGCTTGGATCTGTAGTCGTTTAGGACCGTGTTGTAGGTAGTCAGCGATTGAGTATTGAGCCCTAGTTGGAGACGGTAGGTCTAGCTGATTCCACATTGCTTGAAGGAATAGCTGAAAATCGTCTCTGAGGGCTGTTAAAGTGTCCATATAGGGAAACATACGGTAAAGGACCTAGAGGCGCCCCACAGACGCTTCTAGGCCCCGATTAGAGCGTTATATCAATCCAGCTCAATTGTCAGGCGACGCTTACGAGCCCGATTAATGTTATCTTCAAGCATTTCATTACGACCAGTAGGCCGACGAGTAGTTGCTTTAGGTGAAGCCTTAAGGGTCTCCTTAGCAGGTTGAGGAGGCGGAGGAGCATCTGTGGTATGTGTCTCGACCTTATCCACGGTTGGAGGCTTAGGAGCAGACTGAGGTGTAGGAGCTACTGGAGCTGCAGGGGCTGCTTGAGGTTGAGGTCTACGTTGTGCAGGGGTGCTACGGATAGGAGCACTAGAGGCACTACGGGGTGCAGGAGCTTGACGGGGAGCGGGAGCTTGAGGAGCTGCAGAGGCTGCTCTAGGTTGTGCTTGTGGTAGAGGGGTAGCCTTAGCGCGTTGAGCTGCTTGGACGAGAGCGTTGTAGTTAGAGGCCCTTATTGCAGCTGCTTTACGACGGGCTTCGTCTTTGCTGTTGGTACCAGGCAGACGATCATCAATAGCTCTACCCAAAGGCTTCAGTGCTTTACCTAGTTGGTTACCAAGGGCAGAACCGATGGCATCAGCAGCCATACCGCCTAAAGCACCAATAAGACCACCTTTGAGACCGCCCATACTGATTGCCTTACTACCAGCTTTAACAGTACCTTTAGCGGTAGCAAGTGCCCCACCTTTAGTACCAGCTGGAAGCGCAGCAGTAGGCTTTGCACCAGCTTTAACAGTACCTTTAGCGGTAGCAAGTGCCCCACCTTTAGTACCAGCTGGAAGCGCAGCAGGGGAGGCTTTAACAGCACCTTTAGCGGTAGCAAGTGCCCCACCTTTAGTACCAGCTGGAAGCGCAGCAGTAGGCTTTGCACCAGCAACGGGTTTAGCTGCAGGTTTACCGAGGTCTTTTACTTTGACCTGTTCAACCGGAGGACGAGTACGGGTAGGTGTAACGGCACTACCACGAGTAGCAACTGCGCCACCTTTAGTACCAGGAGGCAGTGCAGCCCTTGAGCCACCAGTTACACGGGCAGAGCCAGTACTGGTACGTTGACCAGCATTAGTGATCTTGACGCTTCCATTACGCGTCCCACTACTTCTAGAGCCACCTTGGGTGACCTTAGCTTTGGAGACTGATTGACGATTACTACGTTGAGGGTTCTGGCCTTGGGTTACTGGTTTCTTAGTTGATCGCGTAGAGCGTGTAGCAGAGGATGTAGGTTTAGCCATAGAGGTGTTGTTGAATAAGATTCTCTCGATGAGTGATGCCAAATGTTGCTCTCATCCACGAGAGCCAGTTATTACTTCCCTTTGCCTGATTACACTTCTTGCAAGACGGTACGAGGTTGCTTGTGAGAGTAGGTCCGCCATAACAGCGAGGACGTACATGGTCAAGAGTAAGTTGATCAGGTTCATAAGTTAATCCACAGTAGACACATTGACAGTTAAAGTGTTCTTTAATTGCACGACGGTGTAGCCTCTTTGCTTCAGAGCTTGTCATCGTTATTAGGTTGTGGAGGTAGTGTTCAGGAGAGGGAAGTAGTGGGGTCATTATTTCAGACGGCCATTATTACCGTGGCCATTCCTAGCCCGATTCTTCTTAGGGTTTTCAGGTACTAGACGACCATCTTTGGTATGTGAGAGATCAGGACCACCTTTACCCATGATTCCTCGCTTACGACGAGCAATAGCAAGTTTTGAGCGATACTTACGATCTTCGGGTGACTTATTCTCAGCTGTGTCGTAGGCCAGCTTCTTCTTATATGATTCAGGGTTTTGGCGGTAGTAGAGAGCACTACGGCCTGGGTTAGTAGACTTTCTTGGAGCCATAAAGCCTCGTTTGTACAAGTTCAGGGTCTACCTTTGGCATGATGGATGCGAGCTTATCCAACGGATTGCCGTCGTACGCCACGCCCGAGATATCATTCTTGGCTAGCCAGTCACATGCTGCCTTCAGGTCTTGCGTAGAGGCTTCACCAGATTTAATGCGATTGAGGAGTTCCTGAGTTACGATGTTATGTAGCTCATTGAACATATCCTCACTTGCTTTCTTTTTAGTTGACATAGAGGTACCATCCTCCAGTACCACCCACCATCCAACGAGGGAGGATATGGGCCCAGGAGTAGTGTTGACTTGATCCGTTATGATTGCTGACATAACCACCATTGGTTACATCCATCTCGCCGTATGGATCATTAACGACAAGTTGTGTATCGGTATAACCTACAGCTAGGATCCAATGTCCGCCACCTGTAGGGGCTGTGAATGGGCCGTGATGGAGCACTCCGATACCCACAGGCTTACCACCATCTAGAAGGCCACACAGGCTCTTCTGGGTGCCATCTGTGGCATAGTGAGCATCAAGACCAAGATGCCTCAGTGCTTGGAGTTGAGCCTGAGCACTAGTTGAGTCCCCATAGCGTTGTCGGAGATGGTTATATTCATTCTCACCGTGGACCTTACCATAGTGAGCAGCAATCATTGCAGAGGTAGCTGAGAAGCAATCTCGCCACCCCTGACCATCATCCATATTCAGTTGGTCATAGTATGGGACTTTAATGTATGTCATTTTTCAGCTGCGTATAATGCAAAGACTTGGGTAACGATTGCACCCATTAGTTGACCTAATTCACCACCAGGATCACAGGTAGGTGTTTTAGCAGGGTCTGTTCTTACAAGACAGGTACCGACTGACAAGGTGACAATCAGTACCTGCATCGTTGCTACGCCTGCTACTAGGTAGAAGGCAGCGCGTTTCATCAGTTGATCTTGATGAAGGTGTTCACAGCAACGTGAACAGGAGCGGTTTGAATGTCGCCACCACCAATG